CCTATCTGGTTATGACGAGATAGCAATTGACTTAGAGACACGTGACCCTGGTATCAAAGATACAGGTCCAGGCTATATTCGTAAACACGGTGAAGTAGTTGGTATCGCTGTTGCGGTAGAAGGGTGGTGTGGTTACTATCCCATTGCCCACGAAACACCGCCCAACATGGACAAAGAAATTGTTACACGTTGGATTAAAAAACAATGTTCCTACGAAGATAAAAACTACATTTTTCATATAATTACCTCTTCTAAGTTAAATCGTAATATTGTGATAGGTTATGTAAAATTCTTTCTTCATCTTCTTTAGTCCAAATAAATCCTCTTTCACCTTCAATCAGATATTTATTAACCCTATAAAGTGGGGACATTCTCACAGACTTTTCTGTATAACCATTATCAGACATCCAAT